ATTTCTTTTTCAGTAACAGATAATTTATTTCTTTTTTTATCCGGCCTATTCATTGCGTAACCTCTATATCCTCTTCTTTTAAAATGATAAAGTAATCTAGGTTTATTATTTTCTACTAATATTGGCATGCCGTAAAAAACACAAGCCATCAACACATCTTCAAAAAATATTTCAGCAGTTTGTGGTCTAGCTATATATTCTAAAAAGAAATGATTAGGTGGAATATCCATCATGCTAAATTTTGTTAAACCATGTAATGATCCGTTAGATCCTTTACCGTCAACTGTTCCTGATATATCATAAGGATCACAACCAAAAGCTCCTATTGATTCATTTCCTGGATAATTAACTCCATTTTTTATATATCTTACGTTTTGCATTTCTAATGGCGGAACCCAAGTTATTTTAAACCTACCGTTTTTGTTTGGCATAAATATAACTCTAGTATCTTTTTTTGCATCTTCCCATTGAAAACTACCTGTTGTTATAGCTAATTCATTTTTAGAATCTTCATTAAAATCTATTTGTTGATAAATTTTAGTTAAGTTAAATAAAGATTCTTTTGACTCATCTCTAAAAGCGTGTTTTGTAGTTCTTGGAAATTGTCTATAAAATTCATTTAAACCATCTTGGTCATCTTTTAATCCATCTACTTCATTGTTCCAATATTCTATTACACCTAATTTTATTTGTTGCCCATGCGGTCCATTAACAGGGTTCTTTGGTGTGTTGAAGACAGGTAAGCCATAAGAATCAATGTATCCTTCGTAGTTCCATTCCATAGGTATGAACAAAGAATAGAGTCCTGAACGAGTCTGTCCATTGGCGTTTCTTTTAGTAACATCTGAGTCATCATACAATTTTTTAAAGTTTCTACCACCTTTATCTAAGGCGTTAGACGTACTTCCCATCATACATTTACCTATAATTCTACTACCTAGTCTTAAGGTTGTTTTCGTAACCCTCCAGTTGTTGAGGATGTTGTTCGGCCTTTCCCACTTGCCCGATTCATCATGGACGAGGAGTTTGAGTTTCTCACCATCGTAGGAGTTATCGCCGGTATTCTTCCAGTCGATTGTGGTGTCCAAACCTTGTAGTTCTTCTTGGGCAATTTCTTCCGAGGTGGACGCGATAAGTTTACGACGGGTGTATTTTGTGGCGGGGACACGATAGGCAAGCTCGGTCTTGGGCCTGTCCATACCGTCCTGGGTAGGCTTGAAAAAGAATGGGTAATTAACGGATATCGGTACCACCTTATCTGTGAACATCTTCTTTGCATCCGGTCCAGTTTTAGATAAAACACCATATCTGGAGTCGCTAGATATGGTTGCCAAGTTAACCACCTCGCCTGATGCCATAAAGGAAAAGCCTGATCGACGATTCTTAAGGTAGCACAATCCGTAGGATCGTACATCGGCCTTAGAAGCCTCCCAGAAAATGAAGAATAATCTATTTGATTCCCGAAAGTGTGGTGCCCCAACGTCAATTTTGCTCCACTGCAAGTACATGTAATGAGTACCAGTAAGGTAAGTAGCAACGCTTTTGTTATAAAACCAAAAACCTTCCTCCCTGCGGGTAAACTCTTTATCAATGTAATCATGCCATTTTTCTTTAAAATCTTGTGGATATTGTTTCCAGTCGAATGTTGTTTTTATCTTACTTAGAACTTTTGGATATTCTGTTTTACTCCATTTATTATCTTTAAACGTTTGAACATCTTGTTTTTCAGGTAAGGCTATTTTTAGGTTTTGTATTTCATAAACCTCTCCAATTTTACCGGTTTTACTTATGATGACCATATCATGATCTTCGTTGTAACCGTACTCCCATTTTTTATACCTATTCATTCGTTTAAGAACTTTAGGTTTTATATGGTCGGGTAATATCTTATATAAAGTTTGTTGATACATTATTTTTTAGATCTACCTTCTGCGAAGCCTTTAAAGTTGCTCTGCTTTATTTCTTTAGGTTTTTCATCTAACATATCTTGTTCTTCTTGTATTCTATTTAATATTTCAAAAGCATCAAATATTGCTAATTTTTTGATCG